AAAGTTTCAAGGGGTTATTCAAGGGCTTTCGGGGCTTTCTGGTGCGTTTTCGGCTGCTACTGGTGCTGTATCCTTATTTGCAGGAGAAAACGAGAATCTGCAAAAGGTGATGACTAAGGTGCAGAGTGTGATGGCTATTGCTATGGGGTTGCAATCGGTTGCACAGACACTAAACAAGGATAGCGCGTTTCATCTAGTCACACTCAACGGATTAAAGGAGTGGTGGGCTGGAATTGTGGCGAAAGCGACAGCTGCGGAAACGGCAGAAACCGCAGCCATAGTGGCAAACACGGCAGCGCAACAAGCACAATCAGCGGCAACGGCACAAAACACGGCAGTACAAGGGGCTAACACGGTGGCGACTGGAGGTCAAGCAGTAGCAGCAACGGCAGGGTCTGTAGCAAACTTCACGCTTGCAGGGGCTTTCCGTGCCGTAGGGTTGGCTATCAAGTCCATACCAGGCTTGGGTTGGCTCATTGCTGCTATTACCGCGCTGGGAGCGGGTATTGCGTACTTTTCAAACAAAGCCAAGGAAGCGAAGAAAGCGCAAGAGGAGCTAAGCAAAGCTATGATTGAGGGGTGCTACAAGCCGATTGGGAAGATTGAGGAACTATCGACGAAGTACACCATGCTGGGGAACAACATCAAGGACAAGGAGAAGTTCATCAAAGACAACAAGAAGAGCTTTGAGGAGTTGGGTGTGTCGGTGAAAAACGTGCATGATGCGGAGAATCTGCTAGTCCGAAACAAAGATGCGTTCGTGAACGCTCAAATGGCTAAGGCACGCGCGATGGCTTATATGCAGACAGCAGCGGAGCAGGTGAAGAAGCAGCTAGAGTTGCAAGCGGAGATTGATGCAATGTCGGATACATCTTCTGTATATGTTCAAACTAGCTCGTATGGAACGGGGTCTTATGTTCAAGGACGAAACACGGCTAAGGACAAGAAGAAAAAGGAACTAGCGGAAAGGCAGGCTGAAACCAGAAAGCTATACGAAAACGCATTCAAAGAAGAGCAAAAGGCAGCCGATGAATACAAAAGAGCAGGGATAAAGCAAATAGATGAAGAGCCTTCCAAAAAGCGAAAAACGGCAAAAAATGGGGGCAAGGACTCGTTTCTCGAAATGCTCGAGAAGCGAAAATCGGAATATGACCGATACCAAAAATGGCAAAACTCAGTGAATGATGAGGTGAAAAAGGCATCTTCTAAGGAGTTCGAGAAGCTCACGGAGGGAGGAGAAACCTACGAGGAGTTTCTGGAAAAACTCCACACAAAGATTAGCACCCTTACTCAAAGTGATAAGACAAGTGCTCAACTTCGGGCGATTCGCAACGAGTTGGCAGAGGTGGGCAAGACTAGTGTTTTGGAACAGTTCAACGAGTCACTAAAGATAGAATTTGACGGAGCAAAAAATACACTAGAGCAATTAAGGATTATCGAGGAAAAGCGCAAAGAGCTTGCCAACGATGGTACGAGCATTGACAATGAAAAAAAGAAGATTCTAGATGATGCGCAGAAAGGAGTCTTACAAACGCAAAAGGAGGAAACAGCGACGCTGCTCGAAAATTACGCGTCCTATCTAGACAAGAAGACTAAACTTGATTTGGAGTATAACAATGATATAACCTTGCTGGAAAAGGCGCGAGCTAAAAGCACCGATGATCAGGAAAGAAAAAACATTGATGCTGCAATTGCTCGGAGAAAGGAGAAGCATAAGGAAGACTCGAAGAGCTTAGGTGTGGAGGAATACGGGCATCTGCTGCAAGACTATCAGAGCTTCGCGCAAAAGGAAGATGCTATTGCCACGGATTACAATGTCAAGCGACAAAAAGCAGCCGAAGCACTAGCGGTGCTTGAAATCGACTTAGCCAATGCAAAGACGGAGCACGAGAAGGAGGAAATCCGAAAGCGGATTGCAGCAAACAAAGAGATGGTGCAAGAGATGAACCGCGCGGAAACGAAAGAAAGGCTCAACATCAAATTCGACCAGTTGAAGGCGTCCCCTGAGTATGTCCGCGCCTTTGAAGATTTAGACTACGCCTCATCGGAAACGCTACAAAAACTTATTGAAAAGTTTGAAGAGGTGAAGGATTCTGTGGGTGAGAACCTCAATCCAGAAGACGTGCGCCAATATATGGAGACGATACAGACTATGGTGTCGGAACTCAACTCGAGAGACCTATTTGGAGCGCTAAGACGGGGTTATAAAGATTTGAGGACGGCGCAGCAAGAAGTTGCGGAATCAGAACAAGCACTGCAATGGATACGCGCAAAAGGTGGAGCAGGCACGCAAGCCGAAGAGCAGGCAATAGCACGCCTCAATAAGGCAAAAGACCGATACAATCGTAAAAACAAGGAAGTACGACAAACTGAGATTGAGGTGCAAAAGCAGGTCAACAATCTTTGTAAGTCGCTTGTCGAGATTGGGGGCGTTATCGGAGGACAGGCAGGAGAGATTGTGTCGATTATTGGTGACATCGGCTCATTCGTGATGAACACCATTGGCAGTGTGAAAGCCGTTGCGGCAACAGGTGAGCAGGCTATTTCATCCGTTGAGAAGGCATCGGTGATTCTGGCTGTAATTTCGGCAGCCTATCAAATCGCATCTAAGATTGTAGGGATGTTTGCGGAGGATGATGGCACGGCTGCTTACGAGAGTGCAGAAAAGGTGTATCGGTCGTATATTGATACGTTGCACGAGGTTATCGATGCCGAACTTGAGTTGATGAACACTATGACTGGTAAGGATGCGCAAGCGAAATATGAGCATGCGATACAGCTAATCAACAAAACGGCAGAAGCAGCGCGTAATTTAGGTAAGCAGTATCTAGATTCGGGAGCGTCACGAGGCTTTTTTGGCATCGGTTCGAGTGCATCAAAAGGTGTCGAGCAGAGCCGCGGCATCTCTTCTGAGGCATGGCACGAGGCGCGGGAAGTAGCAAGGGCGCACAACATTAGCTGGGAAAAGCTAGCTGGAGGAAGAATGAAGGGATTGTTCGACCTCACATCGGAACAGCTTAAGGCGTTGAAGCAAGAAGCCCCATTGTTCTTCGCTCAATTGCACGAAGATACGAAGAAGTACATCAACGATATTCTGGCAGCGGATAGTACAATCAAGGACACAATGGAAAAGTTCAACGAGTCTTTGGTGGGAGTATCTTTCGATACGATGCGTGATGATTTCCGCTCGTCTTTGGAGGATATGGAGCTGGACGCAAAAAAAATATCTCAAAACATCCAAGAGTATATGCGAAAGGCTCTCATTAACGACATGTTCAAAAAATCGTATCAAGGGGAGCTGCAAAAGTATTACGATGCTTTTGCGCAAGCAATGCGCGCGGATTCAGACGGTGGAGCTGCGATTACGGACGAGGAGAAGAAAGCCCTAAACAAATTGCGTGAAAGCGTGGTGATGGGTGCCGTGGCAGCAGCAGAAGCAATCAACAAGCAATTTGAGGGCATCGGGGATAATGCAGACAAGTCCTTAACGGGTGCAGTGAAAGGGGTAACCGAGGAGACGGCAAGCATCGTAGCTGGGCAGTTAAACGCAATGCGCATCAATCAAGGCGAAGCAAACAACCTACTCCAGCAACAACTTACGACCCTAAGTCAAATTGCAGCAAATACAACTTACAATAGACACCTCGAAAAATTAGAAGGCATTTGGTCTATTATGAGCGGTAGTCAAAACGACCCTTTACGCTCGAAGGGGCTAAAATAAGAATATAACATGGCAGAAAACGGCAGAATTTTATACACCTTAGATGGTAGAGATTTTCGAGATTACGGGATTCACGTTTCGGACTCGGCGGGAATCATTGATTTGCCTAAGATGAAGAGTGTTTCGTCTGTGTCGTGGGATGATTACCACGGCGAAGAGGTCGATTTGCGACACAAGTACTATGAGCCACGAGAAATCACGCTGTCATGCTTTGTTAAGGCAGAGAATAAGGCGGACTTTATAGAGAAAATATCGGCTTTCGTCTTGCAATTTACGAAGCGTGGATTGTGTCGGCTAGTGATTTACGCGGTTGATGGAAAGCCCCTAGTTTACGACGTGTATTGCAAAGATGGCATCTCAATCACAAAGAAGTGGAGCGACAAACTTATGGTGGGTACTTTCAAGCTAAAAGTGATTGAGCCACACCCTATCAAGAGGGTATTGTCTTTTTCTGGTAGCGGTCGTTGCAGCATTACCCTCACCTCAAAAAAGATGGTCAGCATCTTTTGGGGTGATGGCACAGCGGATGAAGACGTCTCGGGCAACTCAGTAACGATATCGCACAATTACTCGAGCAGCGGGACGAATTATCCTGTTGTAGCTGGATGCATAGACGAAATATACTCAATGAACACAAATGCTAGTATCGTATGGGACAAATTGTAATTACCCGAAAAAACGGGGAGAAATACACCCTTGCGCCCAAAAAGGAGGTAGCAAGTATTAAGGAAGCGAAGCAAAAGTGGGGACTTCTTGGGGATGACGTGGTAAATATCACGATGGAAAGCAGAAGTCCACAATCCTACGAAATAGGAGATAGTATAAATGTCTTTGGAAGACTGTACAAGTTAAACCAGCTCCCGAAGGTACAAAAGACGGGTGCAAACCACTATACCTATGAGCTAACCTTTGAGGGGGTGCTGTACGACCTTTTGCGCGCTTTCTACGATGTCACGATTGAGACCACGGGGAACACGTTGCAGGACGTACAGGGAGATTCCCTCACGGGAAATCTAAGAAGATTTGCCACGGTGCTAATTGCTAATGCTAACCGCGTATTTCCCAATATGTGGAGACTGGGAGAGTGTCCCGATACGGCAGCGGACAAGACCTTGACCTTTAGTGATGGGGACAATTGCCTTGCCGTTTTTCAGAGCCTTTGCCAGACGTTCGAGGTTGAGGCTGAAATAGTGCAGCAGTGGGGAGTTTACACTATAAACTTCGCAAAGAGTGTCGGAAAGAAGCACGCCTTTGTCTTCGAGTTTGGCAAGGGGAAGGGCTTGTATGCGATAAACCGCCAAAATGTAGATAGTAGCAACATTGTGACGCGCTTAAAGGTGTACGGCTCATCGGACAACATAACCAGTCGCTATCGGGCAAATCGTCTTTGTTTGCCCACGAAAAGCAAGGGGCAGTCTTTTATCGAGCAGAAGGAAGCCGTTGCTAAATACGGAGTGCATGAAGCGCGAAAAGTATTTGAAGAGATAAAGCCCACGTTCAACGGGCGAGTTTCTGCTATTGTAGAGGGGAGCGTGGTGCAGTTTCGAGATGAAACGATGTTTGACCTCAGCGAAAAAGAAGCAGATGGAAAGACTACGAAGTATTTAGTCGCAGGATTGAGTGCTAAAATCCACTTCAACACTGGCAATCTTGCTGGGTATGAGTTCGAGATACAAAAGTACGACCATGCTACAAAAACCTTTACGCTTAAAAAGCTAACAGATGATAGAGGGGAGGTGTTCCCATCGGAGAAATCTGTGTCGTTCCAGTTTTCGGTGGGGGATGAGTACAAAATCCTAGATGTAGCTTTGCCAAAGAGGTATCAAGATGAAGCAGAGAAGAAATTGCTAGAGAAAGGGCTGGAGTATTATAAGCAGAACAGCCAACCACGGGTAAAATATGGGCTAAGTATTTCCAGTCGAATTTTGGAGAAGATTTTTGGCGGAGATGAAAGCGTTGCGATTTATAGCCCAGGCGATTATGTCAATGTCAAGGATGAGGGTGTCGGAGTAGAAAAAGCCGTACGCATCCAGGCTTTGCAGCGAAATCTACTGAATATCTATGATTACAACTTGACGCTCTCTGACGTTGCGGAAAATAGCATCACAACACGTGTTATCTCTGATTTGATAACGATTGACAAGATAGCAACAAACAATCGTTTGAAAGACCCTGCACGCGCAAGGGCTAATTGGCAAACCTCAAGGGAGGTGCTGGGAATGATATATGATACTGACGGATATTTTGACGCATCGAATATCAAGCCTAATAGCATCGAGACGAATATGCTTGCGGTGGGTGCAAAAAGTCAGCAATTTCTTCTTCGTAACGTTGTCTTTGAAGCGAACTTTGGCGGAGATTGTAACAAGTTTCGCGCATCGGACGGGGCTATCGTACACCTCACTATCAACGAAGAGGGAGAAAGGACGTGGACAATGAGCGAGCGCATCGAAACTCTAGAGGCGGATAAGGGGTATTATGTTTTTGCCAAATGTCCAAAGGTTGGCACGATGGGGACGTGGCATATCACCACGCAGCAGCTCAAGGTGGAGAACGCAAGCGACTCTGACTATTATTATTTCCAAGTCGGTATCATTAGCAGTGTGCGCAGGGGGGCGTTCCGTGATTTTGTCACCACCTATGGATTTACGCGTATCAACGGCAACACTATCACAACGGGGCGCGTGGCAACAACCGATGGCAACAATTATCTGGATTTGGACGGCAACCAGTTTCGGATGGGAAATAATCAAAGTTTTATTGATTGGAACATTACCCAAGAAGGGCAACTAACTCTTCACAACGTGCGTCTGTTGTCTAGTTCTGGAGACACGGCAGCAATCGGTGTTTTTCGTGGAGAATACAACCCCTCATATACTTACTATAAAGGAGACGAGGTCGCCTACACAGAAAACGGGAACACGGCAACCTATCGTTATGTGAATAGTACGCCAAGCAGTGGGAATCTGCCTACAGATACGAGGCACTGGATGATTGTTGCGCAAGGGGGGAAGGGTAAAGATGGACTCACTCCACAGCCTAATCTGCTACGCGATGCTCACCTGCCTCAAGACTTGGGTACGTGGCGTAAAAATGCTAATAACGGGGGGGCAATCCTCTACGAAGAAAATATGGTTGCTCCAGTAACTGGGGCGCAGGTATGGTCGGCAGAAGCGCAAGCCAGAGCAGAGAGCTTAGGAGAGTTAAATCAAACTCTGTCTGTCATAGCAGGCAAGACTTACACGCTGTCGGTCTATGCTAAGGGTGCGGATAATGGGTGGTTGATTGCGTGGCCTATTGACAGCACGCATTATGAGCTATATACAGCAACTCCCTTAGAGGAGACTGGACTTGCCAACGGATGGCGACGATATGCGGTAACTTTTGTAGCTAATAAGAGTGGAGATACTAATGTCTATCTCCGTGCATGGTATCAGTCGGGGCAAAAAAAGTCGGGTAAGGTCTATTTCTCCGCGCCAAAATTGGAGGAGGGAGGGGTCGCTACCCCTTGGTTGCGTGCGCAAGCAGATTATAAGGGGGAGGACGGTGTCGGAGTGTCCTCTGTAGTCACAGAGTATGCTGTGAGTTCTTCAGAAAACTCTGCTCCTTCCTCGGGATGGAGCACAACACTACCCACGTGGCAACAAGGGCAATATCTCTGGACACGCTCGCGCGTAACTTTTACGGACGGGCGTATCACTACGACAAATCCACAGGTAGACAGCGCGTGGAAAAAACTCTCAGACCTAGCTTGGGAGCAGTCACACATGGCTTATCTCAAACAAGTGTTTGCACAGCGTGCTGGACTGGAGGGGGGCTTGATTTTTGGTGCAATGTTGCAAATGAGAGACGTGCCTACGGGCGGAGCAACAGAGGGCGAAGTGGCAGCTTATTTGAGCGGTTTACGCTCTACTAAGGTAGGCAACAGTCCTAGACCTGCACTTGCGCTTGGGGTGTCTAACTTTGGCACTCCTCGTGAGTCCGAGGTTATCGGCTTACACCACAATGGTAGTGGGCATATTGGCGGGCTAAACTTTTCGCAGCGCAAGGATGATGGTAAGTCGATACTCTATGTCTCCGATGAAACAGGCGTGGAACGTGTAAACTTTTCGGGCGAGGGTATGCCCACCATAGACAAACTTGTGGCGCGAGCTACCGTAATAGGGACGATACCTAAAACGAAGATGTATGTCAATGGCAAAAATCTAGAGGGGTTCTGGGATGTATCACAATCGGGTAGTACTCCTTTTTTCCGCGCGACACGTGCTACGGGTACTCTCCGTTGCCAATTTCGCTTATCAAAGCAAGGGACTAATTACGCTCCTTGTATCTTGACCCTCATACTTAAGCGTAGGGATGATAACTACCATCAACCAGCGATAATACTGGGGCAAGTGCTGGAGGGCGTAACAAGTAAGGATTTTAATCTAGATATTCCCGCCAACTTATATCCAGAGCAGGAGTACGACCTTGCGTTGGTGCTATCGGGATACAAGGCATTTGACGCGATGGGTGTACTGGAAATGATGTCGCCCTTGACTTATACGCAGACCAACCAAGACCCCTATACTGGCGTGTTTGCAGATGGGATTATGGCTTATCAATCCCCTTCGCAATACACCTACATCAAGGACGGCAAGCTCACCATTAAGGGTAAAATGGATATGCCCGGAGTTGTCGCTAGCGGAAGGGTTAGTATAGAGGGGAATCTTGAAACTCAATGGGGTAAGGTTACATCAGCTAAACGCAGGTCTACTGGGGAGTATCTTATCTATCACACGATAGGACATATCAACTATAGCATAGTAATCACTCCAATTGGTAATGGGCACATCATGCAAGGACAACTCGCTGCGCAGACGGGCGATGTTGCTTGGTGTTTTATCAAGGATTTACAAAATGGTTGCCGTATGGTAAACACCCCCTTCACCTTTACAATCTTCGCTTGGTGACAAAATATGCCCCACGTTTCATTGCGATAACGTGGGGCATATAAATTAAGGCTATAATCTAATTTTTTCCTGCTTCTTTCAAGCGTTGCCACTGCTTGCCCGTAATTGGGCGGAACTTGTAGGCTGCGTGGAATAGGCGGTATACCTCGGTGTAATTACTATCTGCATAGGCTTTGTATATTTTCTCTTCGGCTTCGCGAAGCACTGAGTTTGGGACGTAAGCGATAGTGTCGCGCTCGTAAAATCCATGCTTGTTCTTTCGCTCAGGGGACTTCATCTTACCAAGGACGAGAACATCGTAGCCTTTCAGAAATGATTTATGTAGCCCCCTTTCGGACAGTATGTCATCGCTGAACATTAGGAGGGCTGGAACTGCGGATACTGTGTCGCGCATCCAGTCTCCAAATCCACGCTCCCCATAATGATAGTAGGCAGGCTGCCAAATAAGAGAGGTATCGGGCTGGTTGAAGAAGATGCCAGCCATAACCTCACCCTGCTTCACGACTTCTAGTGCGGTCAGCAGCTTTTCCCCGTCCTCGGTATATTCTGCCTCAGCTGCGCGAGTTCTAACGCCTTGCGCAGCTTCAATGCGGACGAGTTGGTCGGGGAGTATTTTGCCCTTTGTGTTGCTTGGTGTTTCTGGGGTATCGCTGCCACATGCCATAAGCAAGGGAGCGAGAATGAATAAAAAGACTAATTTCTTCATAACAACGCTATTTAGTGATGTGGCAAAGATACAAAAAAGAAAGTACCGAACAAAGATAAATGCCAAAAACGAAACAATAAAGATGTAGTTGTTATTGTCCCCCTAATGAGAGCTTTTGGAAGTTGTTTCAGACTTATTCTTCCCCCTATTCTCTTTCTTCAAGAACTTGTAACTTTGTCTATCACCGCTTATTACTAACACAAAACTATTAGCTTATGTCAATGACACGTTCGGGGGAGGTAGTATCTTCCCAAATAGGCAAGATGGGCGTAATCTCAGGACTTGAGAGTAAAAATTTCACACTTGCGAATGGTCAATGTTTCAACATCAAAAATGACGGAGACGAACCAGTATTGTTGTCTGTCCAGCTTGCAGGGGCAGACGAAGGTGAGTTCATCGAAACTTACTTCGAGGTTGGCTGGAATCCAGAAATCATCGCAACAATCAAACAAACAGACAACACAACGAATAATCTAAAATGGGGATTTTGATATGGCACTAACGATTGGGGCAAATGCAAGAAGAAAATCAGGGAAACGTACGGAGTACGTCAGAAAGGATGAACTTTTGGTTGATGGAAAGGTGAAACCAGAACTCCTACCAGACACAACGCATGAAAAAACAGACATCCAGCAGCTCACTAAGCGTGTTGAAAACATCGAAGAGGACAAGAGTATTGTCCGAACCTCTGATATTGAAGACGTCATCCGCAAGGGGGAGTTATTCAACGAGGAACGCACTACGATTTTGCCCGAGTTGCTGCCAGACCCCGAAATTAAGTGGATTAAGGGAGTAGGCAGACCCGATAAACCAGAAACAACTGGGGGTGCCATTATTGGCAACGAGGAGGATTGCACGCGCTATCTTTCCACGGATGGTGCAGGTACAGGCGCGTGGGAGTGGGAAAAGCGCGGCGGAGTGTGGCATGTGGTGAGAGGTGATACTGGGTGGCGTGAGCTTAAAGGTGACAACAAGGCTTATATAGGCAATATCCGCATCCGAAGGGCGGGGGGGCTTGTAAGCGTTGAGTTTGGAGGGGGGCGATGGGATTTATTTGCCGTCCCACGGCTTGACAAATCCGCAAAAAAACAAACGGATGGCAGTCCAGACCAGTATAGGGTTGCATTGTACAAGTTGCCAGTAGGTTTTAGCTCGTGTGCAAACGCAGTCAATACCATCTACAAAGAGCCCGAATATGTGCCGCAAGGTGTAATTACCCTAGTTGGAGCCAATGATATACCTGCCGCGCTAGGCATCATGCAAGCCTGCTTTAACCAGAGCGTCCCACGCGATGCTAATCTTGACATGCTGCGTATTGGCGCACTAACCTTTCCAACCATTGACACTTGGCCAGAGGTTTTGCCAGGTGTAGAGTATGCAAAATGTCCAATTTAATTCATTAATATGCAAGAAGTATTTTACAAGTTTGCCGTCGAGCATTTATTCCTGCACATCATTCTTATCTCACTTGCTGCTGGGACTATTATAGTGTCAATGGGTGTAGATATGGCCACAGGGATGAAAAAGTCAAAAAAACTAGGGCAAGAAATTACGAGTCGAAGAATGGGAGATACTTTAACAAAGGCTTGGGACTACTTCGCCCCATTCACGTGTCTTGCGCTCCTTGACTTGCTTGCTAGTGTTATTTCGCCTTTCCCCCTTTTTTCTCTAGCTTGCGCAGGCGTATGCGTGTATCGCGAATTTACAAGCGTAAGGGAAAAGTCGTGGCAGAAACAGCAAATACACGATTTCGACCGCACCATCAAAATTGCGGCAACGGACAAGGCGGACATTGCAAAGTTGTTGATGAACATAATGGGAGCGGATAAGGATACACAAACAGCCCCACAACAAGCCGTTCACGATGGCGAACGTACTATCAACCTCTCAGCCAGCGACAAGGCGGACATTGCGAAATTGCTTGCCGATTTGCTGAACGGTGGAAACAGCAGCCCCGAGGGCAGCGCACCCACCACGGAGAACGAAGGCCAAGAAGCCCCCACCGAGGGAGAATCCGAATAACACAACAGAGTAAGGGGCGCGGAAACCTAACAACCGCTCCCTAAACTTAAAAGACAACTAAAAACGATGAACATATATCTAAGACGAATCGCAAAACGCGATACCTATACAATAGGAAACATCGAAATCGCAGGTAAAAGAATCTGTGACACGCTCGAAGACAGAGACAGAGGGCTAACAGATAGACAGCCCGAGGACGTGATTAAGCGCATCAAAGTACACGGCGAGACAGCAATCCCCACGGGTACGTACCGCGTGGACATGGACACAGTTAGCCCCCGATTTTCGCGCCAAACCTACTACCAAAAAGTATGCGGTGGCAAGTTACCACGTCTTGTTGGGGTTAAGGGTTTTGTCGGTGTGCTCATCCACGCAGGCAACACCGCGCAGGACACGCACGGCTGCATCCTAGTCGGGCAAAATAAGGAGGTGGGCAAGGTGCTTAACAGCCGCGACACCTTCGAGCATCTATACAAGTTGATGCACGAAGCGCAAAAGAAGGGGGAGGAGATAACGGTTACGATTGTGTAAAAGAAAAGCGACTAAGTAAAAACTTAGTCGCTAGATTGGTTCTTTTTACTATTTTTCCATCTATCGGGGAAGAATAAACCGATTGCAGAAACAAGAGAAACGAAGAATGTGGTACCTCCGATAACTTCGTGTCCTATGTAAATCATGAAGCCCCCAATGCCAAAAAGCAGTATTAAAAGGGTAAAAGCAAGCCACATACCAAGCTTCTGTAGCGAGAATTGAGAACGGTTATATTCTTTGACGATTTCAACATTCTCTTTTTCTATCGCATGTCGATGTTCCTGCTCCTTTTTAGATACCTCTATAAAGTATTGAGGGAAATCGGGACTAAGCATCAAATAGGCTTGTAGCTCAGCAGGAGAAGGAAGTATATTATCATCAGAAACAACAGAATTTTCTGTAATATGAGCTAATCCCGCAGCCGTCTGGAGTTCTGTGTGCTGTTGTTTAATTGCCTTTTTTGCCATAGTGAGCTATTATCTTATTAAACGCTTTCCTAGCGTCAGTTGCGTTCATTGTTGCATCACGAAGGAGCGCTTGTTTATCTGTGCGACGGCCATAGCTCTCAACCTCTTCCTTGAGCTTTTGCATTGCATGAGAGGTTATATTTTCAGCACGTGAGTACTGACCGATAGCACAAAAGCCACCTAACAAGAGGTGGAAAATACGAGGTAAGTACTTCATAATTGGGTTGATTGTTTGTTGTTATATGCTCTTTGACACGGCAAAGGTAGCAACAACTCTCGAATAAAACAAATAATAAAACAAATAATAATATAAATAATAAGACAAACATATAAGATACATTATGATACGATACATCCTAACAGCACTCATCGCGTTTATCCTCACCAGCTGCACAACCTCAAAAGAGATAACGCGCACCATAACCAAGCACGACACGCTGAGAGTGACACAGCGCGACACTTTGCGCCAAACCATCTACCACCGCGACAGCATTTTTTTTCGCGACAGCATCTACACCGAGGGCACAACTCTCATCAAAGAGCGATGGCGCGAGCGGTGGCATATTAGACACGACACACTGCGCATCTCCAGAGTAGACACTATCTACCAAGCCAAGCACAGCACCGACAAGGCGCGCAAAGTAATCACGCGTCATCCGTGGTACTATGGACTTTTGCCGATTTTGGGCATCGTGGCACTCATCGCAGGCGTCATTTGGTATTTAGCGCGAGTATATAGACGATTTTAGATACACAACGATTCTTTTTCATTACGTTCCCCTTTCAGTCCGCGAGGATAGAGAGGGGATTTTACTTATTATTCTGGCAAGTACAAAAGATTATACACCGCGCAGAGTTAAAAGTGCACCTTTCTCCGCTTTTTCTTGCTTCCAAATTTGGAGCTATCAAAATAAAGTGGTATCTTTGTAGTGTAATCAAGAAGGAAATACTTCTAAATTGCACAAACTGATTCACAAACCTAAAAACAACAACAATGAACGCTACAGTAATCATCGAATTTGGCATCGTAGAAGGCACTGAAATCCTCGTTTTTGCACCCTACAACGCAAAGTTCATCGCCGATGCAAAAAAGAATGGCGGTAAGTGGAACGCAGAAGAAAAGGCTTGGCAATTTGCAGCCAGCAACGAAGAAACCCTCCGCAGCCTCATCGAGAAGCACTACAACGAAGCAGAAGTAGTTGAAGCTCGCCCAATGTCAGACGTTGAAGCCCGCGATGAAGCAACCAAATACTTCGCAGCCCACTGCGCAACTCACGTCGAAGATCGCAAGGAAGCAAAGGAAAAGAATCCAAGAGACCCATCTACACACCGCCAAATCGGCAAAACAGCCCTTGCACTTGCTAAATGGTTTGAGAAGTGCTTTGCAGTTGTAGAGACAAAAGAGCAACTTATCCAAGTACTCTCTATCATTTCCCCCCGCGTTGCAGAAACCATCAAGACAGATGAAGATGCAAGCCGCGTGAAGATGCACGCAAGCAAAGAAATCAGCAGCCTTGCTAACCGCATCAAAAAAGACTTAGCAGCAAACAAGCTATTTTAATCACAAAAAAAGGGGGGGCAAATAAAAAGCCCCCCTAACTTATGAAACGTAGAATGAAAAAAGAAATCAAGACCAGAGAAGAACTCGGACAAGCTCTGAAGGAATTAAGAGAACACAAAGGACTAACCCATTATGCAGCAGCCAAACAATACAGTAAGGCTAAAATAACCCTTGCACGCATCAAAATGTTTGAAAGCTATGACACCACGATGAACGCAGAAACGCTCATCAACTACCTTAATGACATGGGAGCGCGCTTAATTATTGAGTGGGACGAAAAAAGATAAGAAAAAATTTGGTGCATATCAAAGAAACGTATACCTTTGCCGTGAAATCCTAACAGATTTCTATCCACCCCTTGAGGGTGCGTGAATTGAAACGTGTATTAATAGCAAATTAATAGCACAATGAGGCGAAAGCCCAAAATGTAGATTCATTTCTACGTCAGAGCCTCTAGGGGCTTTGTGAATCAGTGAAAGCCACTCCTTTTGGGGTGGCTTTTTATTTGTCAAAATCGCAAGTACAAAAGACTATACACCGCGCAGAGTTAAAAGTGCACCTTTCTCCGCTTTTTTTTGCTTCCAAATTTGGAACTATCAAAATAAAGTAGTATCTTTGCATTGTAATCAAGAAGGTAATACTTCTAAATTGCACTAACTGATTCACAAACCCCTAAAAACAACAACATGTTTACCGTTTACAACAAGATTTGCAAGGATGCTGCCGAAGTCGTAGCCACTGCAAAAGCCTACATGGCACGTTTCAACGAAGTTCAAGGACTATCTTTAGAAGAACAACGTATCTTCTTCAGTGATTTTTTCACTTGCGAAAAGCAAGACTCTTCAGTTTCTTTCAAGGACCCTTATAATTGGGAGGACGAAATAGAAGGGGGTATCTACAATGCAATCGACTACACTCCCGAAGAAGTAGAGGAGTATTTTTCTTCTATCATTGATGAAGAAATTTCCTATCTCGATTCATTGATTCACAAGTACGCAGGGGAATAACCTGCATGATTAAAATCTTTTATGATGAAAAGAAGTGCTTACTATAAGAGTCTTAGAACTCAATGTATAACCCAGCTCTCTGAATTAAAGAGAAAGCCCCTATCAAGTAAATTTGTCTACTTTGATAACCTATTTCAAACCTTTTCAGACACAGATAAAAAGGATAGAGAAAAGTTCCTACTCTACAAAGAATTAGGCTGTTTTCATGGTACTGAGCTAAAGATGAAACACAACTTAAAACTATGGAATGATTACTTCGATAGGCTCATTGAGAAAGAACTTGATTTCATAAGAACTCCCATAACCGAATAAAAAGAAGAAGAAGTAGCCCTAAAAAGCTGCTTCTTTTTTTGTCTTATCACTCATTAAGTATTACCTTTGCAATAGCTCCAAGATGGAGTGACGAACCGCTCCTAATTATTAGGGCGGTTTCGTTATTTTTGAGCGAAAGGTAACAATAGTGTAACATTTTCTTGTTATTTACCCGTAAGTTAGTGATACACAGACATTGTTTATCTTTGCTTTGCAGAAATTGCATTTTCTTGTGGTTTAATAGCCAGCTTACTGGCTGATTTGTTTAATCATGAGAATGGAGACCGCTAGATATGTGGTACCTGAATTGCTTTCTGCCAACTTATCTCCCAACACTTCAATATCCCCCACCCCATGACCGACATCGAAATTGCAAGATCAACACCTCTGTTGCCCATAGCAGAAGTGGCACAACAAATTGGTATCGAAGCTGAGCATCTCGAGCAATATGGCAAGCATATCGCCAAAGTGCCTCTCTCGCTCATTGATGAATCAAAGGTGAAACGCAACCATCTTATTCTTGTCACTTCGATTACGGCCACCAAAGCAGGGATTGGTAAAACAACTGTGAGTATTGGTCTGGCACTTGGACTTAATCACATTGGTAAACGTGCAGTTGTTGCGCTTCGTGAGCCTTCTCTTGGTCCTTGTTTTGGTATGAAAGGTGGTGCTGCAGGTGGCGGTTATGCGCAGGTATTGCCCATGGAGAAAATTAATCTTCATTTTACAGGAGATTTCCATGCCATCACCTCTGCACACAATATGATTGCAGCACTGCTCGACAACTATATTTATCAGCATCGTGCTGAGGGTTTTGGACTCAAAGAAGTGTTGTGGCGCCGTGTGCTTGATGTGAATGATCGTTCGCTTCGTCAGATTGTCACAGGTCTTGGCCCTGCCACCAACGGTGTTGAGGCGCAAGCTGGATTTGACATCACACCAGCTAGTGAATTGATGGCCATCCTTTGTTTGGCCACTGATGAGGCAGATCTTCGTCGTCGTATAGAGAATATCCTTCTCGGTTATCGCTACGATGGTTCACCTTTCCGCGTGAGCGACCTTGGCATTTCTGGTAGTATCATGGTGCTTTTGAAAGATGCTCTCCAGCCCAATTTGGTGCAAACCACGGAGAATACCCCTGCTTTTGTGCATGGTGGCCCTTTTGCCAACATTGCGCATGGTTGCAACACCATCATTGCTACCAAGATGGCGTTGTCACATGCTGAATATACTGTCACCGAAGCAGGATTCGGTGCAGATTTAGGAGCTGAAAAGTTTTTCGATATCAAATGCCGCAAGTCAGGTTTGCAGCCTTCACTCACTGTTCTCGTTGCCACAGCACAAGGATTGAAGATGCACGGTGGAGTTGCCCTCGATGCTATCGCGCAGCCCAACTTGGAAGGCCTGAAGAAGGGATTCCCTAATCTGGATAAGCACGTGCGCAACCTTCGCAGTTTCGGTCAAACTGTCGTAGTGGTTTTTAATCGCTATGCGGCAGATACAGACGAAGAAATGGCACTCTTGCGCCAACACTGTGAAGAAGAGTTGAAGGCCCCGTTCGTGATCAATCACGCTTACATGGAAGGCGGTAAGGGAGCTGCTGAAATGGCGCAAATCGTGGTAGATGCCATCGAGAAGAATCCTTCTCAACCGCTCACTTTCCCTTATGCAGATGAAGAAAGTTTGCAAGACAAGATTGTAGCAGTCGCTACCAAAATTTATGGTGCTGGACAAGTGACCTTTGCTCCTGCTGCCCTGCGCAAGCTTAAACAGGCCACAGACAACGGAATGTCGCGCTTCCCCGTTTGCATCGCCAAGACACAATTCTCTTTCTCTGCAGATGCTACTCAATACGGAGCTGCAGAAGGTTTCGATTTCCACATCCGGGACATCGTTATCAATGCCGGTTCGGAAATGATAGTAGCCTTGGCTGGCGACATCATTCGCATGCCTGGTCTGCCCAAATCCCCACAAGCTCTTAGAATCGACTACAAAGACGGTGAAATTACCGGATTAAGTTAATATAGATATCATTCGCTATGCGTATAGTCATCAACCCTAAATACCAATACCTTACAGAATACCTCTCGCACATCGATGAGCACTTTGAGAGAGACGGTCGCGAACTACATCGTGGTCGCAATATGCTTCGTACCCTTCAAGTTGATGGGCTAACCCTAGTTGTGAAGCGTTACGGGCGTATGCCACTTACCACACGTCTCGCTACTCGTATTTACAAGAGTAACAAAGCCAAACGAGCTTATGTTTCGGCACTGATGTTAAAAGAAAGAAGTTTTGATGCACCCGAACCTGTTGCTTTTGTGAGTTATCGTCAGAGCTGGCTCAATGCGACCTACTATTTTGTAAGTCTTCGCTCAGAATACCGTCATTCGATGGAAGAAATTCCATCTTTGGAGCCTGAGATGTTGGAAGAGGTGACAGCTGACTTTGCGCGCTATGCTGCAAGATTGCACACTAATGGTCTCTTGCATCGTGATTTCTCGGCGGGTAATATCCTTTTTGATCGTGTAGGAGATCGATTCCACTTCACCTTGCTCGACACAAACTCCGTGAAATGGGGGAAAGCGGTGAGCATAGAGAAGGGATGTGCTAATTTTGCACGTCTTATCGGCACTCCTGTTTTCTTTGAACGCCTAGCACATCATTATGCTGCCGTTCGGGGAGCTGATGCTACTCAGTGTTTAGAGATGATTATGGCAGCAGCAGAAGAGTATCGCCGTCGTCCGCATCCCAACCATAATAACGTTACAGGCATTGTAGAGGAGGCATAGTTTAAGCCTTTCCTTACTGCTTTTGAAAATCACAGATATACAAAAAAAACTCCTCAATCATCGAGATTGAGGAGTTTTTTGTTGAGGTTATAGTTGTGGATGCTTAAGCATCGATAGTAGCATATTTCGCGTTGCGTTCAATGAAGTCGCGACGAGGTTCTACGTCATCGCCCATAAGCATAGAGAAGATATGGTCGGCTTCTGCAGCATTTTCAATTGTAACTAGCTTGAGCATGCGAGTTTCAGGGTTCATCGTGGTATCCCACAATTGCGTAGGATTCATTTCACCAAGACCTTTATAACGCTGTAGGGTGATGGAGTTTTCACCCTTGGTGGGATCACCATATTTTTCGATGAAGGCGTCCTTCTCACGATCGTTATAGCAATACTCTTCCGTCTTACCTTTGCGGCAACGATAGAGAGGAGGCATAGCGATGTAGAGGTGATTTTCTCGAATCACTTGTGGGAAGTAGCGATAGAAGAGCGTCATAATCAGCGTTGCAATGTGCTGACCGTCGACGTCAGCATCCGCCATGATCACGATCTTGTGGTAGCGGAGCTTTTCAATGTTCGCTTCTTTAGAATCCACTTCGCCAGTTTCACCCTCCTTCTGAACGCCAAAACGGATGCCCAGTGCTTGGATGATGTTGTTGACTTCGTCACTCTCGCAAGCCTTGTGCCACATCGCCTTCTCCACATTGAGAATCTTACCACGGAGAGGGAGAATCGCTTGTGTAGCGCGGCTACGTCCTTGCTTGGCAGAACCACCTGCAGAGTCACCCTCGACGAGGAACAATTCGCATTCTTCAGGCACCTTGCTAGAGCAGTCGGCGAGTTTACCGGGAAGTCCACCACCGCTCATGGGGTTCTTGCGTTGCACCGTCTCACGAGCTTTGCGAGCAGCCACACGCGCCGTAGCAGCAAGAATCACTTTGTCCACAATCAGCTTCGCTTCCTTCGGATGTTCCTCCAAATAGTAGGTGAGTGCTTCACCCACAGCTTGGTTCACGGCGCCCATCACCTCACTGTTACCGAGCTTCGTCTTGGTTTGCCCTTCAAACTGAGGTTCTGCCACCTTCACGCTGATTACGGCAGTGAGACCTTCACGGAAGTCTTCACCCGTGATTTCAATCTTCGCCTTCTCAATCTGCTTTTGGGCTGTCTCTTCCGCATACTTTTTCAACACACGCGTCACCGCAGAGCGGAAACCAGCAAGGTGAGTACCGCCTTCAATGGTGTTGATATTGTTGACGTAAGAGTGGAGATTTTCCGAATAACTAGTGTTGTAGACAATCGCCACCTCCACAGGGATGCCTTCCTTCTCCGTGTTGATGTAGATCACATCAGGGATAAGTGGAGTACGCATCGCATCTTGGTAGCGCACAAACTCGCGCAGACCTTGTTCTGAGTAGAAAGTCTCGCTGAGTGGCTTACCATTTTCATCGATTTCTCTCTCATCAGTGAGAACGATGGTGAGTCCCGCGTTGAGGAATGCCAATTCGCGCATACGATTGGCAAGAATGTCGTAGCGATAGGTCGTAGTGGTGAAGATTTCTGGATCTGGCCAGAATTGTTGTCTCGTACCACGGCGATCCGTTTCGCCCACCACCTTCACTTCATAAAGGGGTTTACCAGTGTTGTACTCTTGTTGGTAGATCTTTCCATCGCGAAACACCTGCGACTTCATGTGCGTAGAAAGTGCATTCACGCAGGAAACACCCACACCGTGCAGACCGCCGGAAACTTTGTAGGAGCCTTTATCAAACTTACCACCAGCGTGGAGCACTGTCATCACGACTTGCAGCGCGCTCACCCCCTCTTTTTCATGGATATCCACGGGGATACCGCGACCATTGTCTTGCACAACGATAGAGTTGTCTTTACAGATGGTCACCTCGATGTGGGTGCAGTAGCCTGCCAAAGCCTCGTCGATAGAGTTGTCCACTGTTTCGTAGACCAAGTGGTGC